CTTCAATCCTCGTGATGTAGCCACCATCCCCATTGGGGAAGGCGACTCAGACGAGAACTGTGGTTCACTTTGCAAGAAGGTCATCAGAAATATGGGCACAATTGCTGCTCACAATGGAAAGGGTCGCTGGGAAGTCAACTTTCTCGGCATTTGCGGTAATTGGATACTCACCGTAGCTCACCCTTTCAATCAATTCGTTCTACTCAACCAGAGCATGACAGTTACAGTCAAAACTGTCGAAAGCCCCGACGGAAGAGAAGTCAGAATCAGTAGGGACTCTTATATCAAACCAAGTCCCATGGTCACAAACAACACTAAACAACTAGTGGCCAAGGATTATCTCTTCATCAACCTAGCCGGACATTGCTTCAATTCTTTCCAAGACATTCGAAAGCATTTTGCTCGATCAACTGACTACCCTCATGTCGTTGCACACAATGGTGGCTTTTTAGTCACTGTTGATACAGGAACCAAATACAACACGGTTCACTGCTCGTACACCGATAGAATCTACGCAACTGGACAAGTGGTTCCTTTAGCCACTCTAACAGCTTCTACTTGGGGCTTTGAATATCACATTCCAACCCGCGCCGGTTGGTGCGGAGGACCCCTTATCGTCCACGGAGCGAAAGTTCAACGGAAGATAGTCGGCATTCATTTCGCTGGCGGAAGAGATCGAGGATATGCGATCCCGATTCTGGGAGATGTCATTGACAAGCTCACAGAATGCTCAAAATTCAAACAAAATTTCGTCTCGGACATGGATGATGATCATGTACAAGCACAATGCTTGTATTACATGGTCCACGACCCAATCCCAGTCACAGGCGAATCTGACTATTTCGGAGTTCTCAAACCAGAGAAAGTTCCATACGACAAACGCAAGACAGCCTTGCGACCATCGCCGATCTTTGATCTTATTCAGAGACACGTCACGGAACCTTCAGTTTTGTCATCTTATGACAAACGGAATGAAGAACAACTTGATCCCCTTCTTGTTAACCTCAACAAAGCCTCTAAGGCTATGACGATACCGTCAAAACAATATCGCACTGAGGCACGAACTCGCATTCTCAAATACTATCGAGAATTACTCAGAGGGGACAAAAACAAAGACGGAGTTTATCGCGTTCTCACGTTAGACGAGGCCATAAACGGTGATGATGACATCATCGAACCTCTCAATATGAAGACATCCTCTGGATGGCCTTTCGTTTTGGGAGAAGGAACAGGAAAACACGCCTGCTTCGACCCTCGCATGACTGATGGCGTGCAAGACACTCATCCGAGTGGCACTCCGCTATATGACCCAAATGCAGAATTTTCACGTCTTTATATCAAGACGAAAGAATCTCTTCTAAAGACAGGAGAGGTCAAGTGGAATTTCTACATGGACAAGCTCAAGGATGAAC